AAATTTCATTAAAAACTCAATGGTTAAAGAACAAAAAGCTGCTGCTAAATTTTTTGGTTTAGATGATTTAAAAGGAACGGGTTTAGAATACAGTATAGATCATGGTCAAGGTTTATCTGCTGCTGCAAGAAGTGGCAATAAAGAATTAATGAAAACCGCTTTAAATGATTTAATTGGAACTACACGACTGCAAAATACAGCTGCAGGGTTTGGAGGGTTTGAAGCAACTAGAGGAGCTTTGATAAGAGACATAGAAGCAGGTGTTAATGTAAAAGATAACGTAGCCAGTTTAAATAAGTTAACTAAGGATGCTTATAAAGATCTAGGTGTGAAATCAAATATCTATTCTATTAAAGACGGCAAACTTGTATCTAAACCTATAACTACAGCTACAACACAACCAGAGAGATTTAAACAATATGCAGAAACAATATACAAAGATCCATTAGGTAAAACAGCTGTGGATAAAAAATTTGGAAGTTTAGATAATGTGATAAGAGCTATCGGTTGTCCAAACGGTGTGTTAAAAGCTAATACAGGAACTAACTGTTTAATTAAAGGAAGAGAATTAATTAACTCTGGAATGAAAAATGCAAGTCCCGCACAAGCTAAAAATTTTACTAAAGTTTTACAAAGAGCAGGCAGTCTTGGAAGAAATGTAATGAAGTTCGGTATTATACCCGAAGCAATGTATGCTGCTGCAGATTCTCTTGTTAGAGTTGGTATGGGTGATACTTTTAAAGAAGCAGGATTAAGAGCAACCGATTATTTATTACCTGGAGATCAAACTAAAACAGCAGAGGTAAGTAAAGTTTCAAGAGTATTTGGTGATAAAACAGGTGAGCTTGTAGGAAGAACTATTGATTATAAAAATCAATTAGCAAAAATAAAAAGTTTAGAAGATCAAAAAGCAAACTTTGAAAATTTATCTGGTGGAGGAGAGTTTGATTACATAGGGGATTTAAGTAGTGATATTAAAAATATAGATAATCAACTTGTACAAGCTAAAAGTGATTTAAATAATAAATTTAATGTATCAGAAGCAGAACAACTATTTGCTGAAAGAAAACAAGAAGAAGCTTATGACGCAAGTAAAGCTAATTCTTTTTTTACAAGACTAAAATCAAAATATGGAGACTCATCAAATGAAAATAATCTTAGCGATATAGAAACATTGGCGGCACCTGAAAAAACTCAAATGGAATTAAATTTAGATATGTTTCCAAATTTTAGAGATGCAATGCAAAGTGAGGACGTAAAGAGACAAAAAATAATTATGAATCTTCCAGATGAATTTTTAAATAGTTCCGTTGGTCCAGATGCTGTTCAGTACAAGAAAGATTTACAGGATGCCTTTAAACTAGAAAACTTAAAAGATCAGTTTGGAGCAGAACAAATCTACGGAACACAAGGAAATTTTGCTGGACAACCATTAGCAGGCGGTGGTATTGCTAAAATGGCAGGCGATAGATCAGGTGCAATGACAACATCCATGAACCCTGATTCACAGGGCTTGTCTTATTTATTTAATCGTGTTAAGAAGGTATAGGAGTAATATATGGCAGATATAGATAAAGGACTCCCTAACACTAGAACTAAAATTGACATTCCTTCAGAAGAAGAGATGCAAGAAGAAGTTAGTGTTCAGGAGGAAGAAGAATCACAAAAAGGACCTGTAGAGGTTATCCCAGAAGAAGACGGTGGAGTTACATTAGACTTTGAACCAGGATCCATAAATGTACCTGGAACAGAAAATCATTTTGATAACTTAGCTGATATTTTACCAGATGATATTTTAAGTCCAATTGGAAATGAAATGGTTCAAAATTATATGGACTACAAATCATCTAGAAAAGAATGGGAGAGCGCTTATACAACAGGATTAGATTTACTAGGTTTCAAATATGAAAACAGAACTGAACCGTTTCAAGGAGCTTCAGGTGCAACACACCCAGTTCTTGCAGAAGCAGTAACTCAGTTTCAAGCTCAAGCTTATAAAGAATTATTACCAAGTGATGGACCAGTTAGAACACAAGTTATAGGAGTTAAAAATCCTGCAACAGAACAGCAAGCACAACGTGTTAAAGATTATATGAATTATTTAATCATGGACACGATGAAAGAATATGAATCTGAATTTGATTCTATGTTATTTCATTTACCATTAGCTGGATCTACATTTAAAAAAGTTTACTACGATGTACCACTTGGAAGAGTGGTATCAAAGTTTGTACCAGCGGATGAATTAATTGTTCCGTACACAGCTACCTCATTAGACGATGCGGAAGCAGTTATTCATACCGTGAAGATTTCAGAAAACGAATTAAGAAAACAACAAGTATCAGGTTTTTACAGAGATGTAGAGTTAAGTCCTCCCGGTACAGAGACTAATGGAGAATTAACTAAAAAAGAACGTGAGCTAGAAGGAACTAAGAAGACAGGTAAGAACGAACCTGTGTATACTTTGTTAGAGTGTCACGTTAATTTAGATTTAGAAGGTTTTGAAGATGTTGGAGCAGATGGAGAACCAACAGGAATAAAATTACCTTACCTCGTTACAGTCGAAGAAGGTAGTAGAGAAGTTTTGTCTATCAGACGAAACTATGCGCCCGATGATCTAAAGAAAAGTAAGATCCAATATTTTGTCCACTTCAAATTTCTGCCAGGACTAGGATTTTATGGCTTTGGACTCATTCACATGATTGGCGGATTGAGCAGAACGGCAACGGCTGCTCTCCGTCAATTATTAGATGCTGGTACATTATCAAACTTACCTGCAGGATTTAAACAACGTGGTGTTAGAGTTAGAGATGAAGCGTCACCAATTCAACCAGGTGAATTTAAAGATGTAGATGCACCAGGTGGTAATTTAAGAGATGCTTTCTTTCCATTACCATACAAAGAACCAAGTCCTACATTGTTAAATTTATTAGGAGTTGTTGTACAAGCTGGCCAGAGATTCGCGGCTATTGCTGATATGCAAGTGGGTGATGGTAATCAAGGTGCTGCAGTAGGAACTACAGTTGCACTTCTTGAACGTGGTTCACGTGTTATGTCTGCAATTCACAAAAGATGTTATGCAGCAATGAAACAAGAATTTAAATTATTAGGTAAAATAGTTGCTCAATATTTACCACCAGAATATCCATATGATGTTGTAGGTGGTGCAAGAAATATTAAACAAACTGATTTTGATGATAGAGTGGATGTAGTACCGGTTGCGGATCCAAATATATTCTCAATGTCTCAAAGAATAACATTAGCTCAAACGCAATTACAAATTGCAACAGCAAATCCACAATTACACAACATGTATCAAATCTATAGAAACATGTATAATGCGATTGGGGTCAAAGATGTAGATGCAGTTCTACCTCCACCACCTCCAACTGCACCAAAAGATCCAAGTTTAGAGCACATTGATGCAATGGGTATGAAACCTTTCCAAGCTTTCCCTGGTCAAGACCACAGAGCACATATTACAGCACACTTAAACTTCATGTCTGTTAACATGGTAAGAAATAATCCACCTGTTATGGCTGCAATACAGAAAAATATATTAGAACACATTTCAATTATGGCTCAAGAACAAGTTCAAATGGAATTTAGAGAGCAAATGATGCAAATGCAACAGATGCAACAGATGGCTGCAATGGATCCACAGATCCAACAGCAGTTACAGATGCTTACAAATCAAGTTGAGTCAAGAAAAGCGGTGTTGATTGCTGAAATGACTGAAGAATTTATGAAAGAAGAGAATGAAATTACTTCACAGTTTGATAATGACCCACTATTGAAGCTAAAATCACGTGAAGTTGACCTAAGAGCAATGGAAAATGACAGAAAAAAAGAAGCTGATCGAACAAAAGCTGATTTTGACAGAGCAAAATTGATGCAATCAAGAGAATTAGCTGAAGATAAGATGGATCAGAACGAAGAATTAGCAGAATTACGTGCTGGAGTAAGTCTTGCAAAAAAAAATAATGCTAATATAAACTAGTAAAGGTAAAAAATATGATAAACTATAAAAAATCAAAGCAAATAGCAGTTCCTGAGCAGAATGTTGAAATAGATCCAAGATCTAAGACTACAGCTGACGGTGCTTTCAACTATATTCCTACTGGAGACAAGGAAAAAGTTAGAGGACAAAAAAGAATGCTAGCTGAAAAGAAAAAACCGGCTACTTGGTACTAAATCATGTGGTTATCGGCAATTAAATTAGCCGTTTCTGCTGGAAGTAAGATTTATGCTAACAAGCAGAAGACGAAAATGGCAATGAGTGAAGCACAACTCATGCACGCTACAAAAATGGCTCAAGGTCAGGAAGCTTACCAAGGCAAATTGCTAGAAGCAAGACAATCGGACTGGAAGGACGAGGCTGTCCTTGTAATATTAAGTTTGCCCGTGTTGGTGCTCGCGTGGGCGGTCATATCTGAT